CTGTAATAGTAGTACTATTATCTACTCCTTTAAATTGAATATCTTTATTATTTTCTGCTGATTTTACTACAAAATGACCCGTACTACGTTTTAATCTACCAAATTCAGTTCCGTCATCTTTTAAGATTATATCTGCACCATCAGCATCTAAAACAATATCATCAGCTGAATCTAAAGTTATACTGCTACCTTCTATTTCAGTAGTTATTACTTTTCCACCTATGATATCTCCACTTGCACTAATTAAACCAGAAGAAGTTAAATTTCCTGTTAGGTCTATACTACCAACAAATGAATGTGTATCTGATTGTTCATCTCCAAATATTGTTGAGCCAGTAGCAAATGAAACAGATTGACTTACTATATTAGTTACTATTTCAGTAGCAAATATTTTTCCTCCTACAGTTAAATTATTACCGTCGAATGTTAAATTAGATTCACCTGCAAATGGTGTAGATGCATTTCCAGTAGCAGTTACTACTCTATTATTAGTATTACCACTTATTGCAGTAGACGCATTAGCTCCTTGTGGTCCTGTTGGACCTTGAGATCCAGTACTACCTGTTGGGCCTTGAGATCCAGTAGCACCAGTAGGTCCTTGACTTCCGGTAGCTCCAGTTGGTCCTTGAGAACCTGTTGATCCAGTAGGACCTTGACTACCTGTTGGACCTGTCGGTCCTTGTGATCCTGTTGGACCTGTTGGTCCTTGTGATCCAGTCGCACCTGTTGGACCTTGTGATCCAGTAGCACCTGTTGGACCTTGACTTCCGGTTGCACCTGTTGGTCCTTGTGACCCAGTTGGTCCTTGGGTACCGGTCGGTCCTTGGGAACCTGTTGATCCAGTAGTACCTTGAGGTCCTGTTGCACCTGTAGGACCTTGTGGTCCCGGTCTAGTATCTGCGTATGCTTTAACTGACTGCTGAGTAGGAATGAGAGTAGCACTATTTGAAGACATATCATCTTCATCCACAAAACCTGTAATTGCAATTGTACCGTCTGATAATGAACCGTAAGTAATAGTACCGCTACCACTTATATCTACTGATGCGGTAACCGGTTTATTAAGTGAAATTCCTACGTGAGCAGCATTGGAAGGATGAACTGCCCCTATTTCTAATATACCATCCGATTCAAATATATCGGGTTTAGGACCTAAAGATTCTATAGAAAATCCTGAGTTGCCATTTTCACCATGTGCTCTAAAAGCATCTCCATGAAAATCTGTATTAATACTACCTGATATATCTCCAGCTACTTCTAAATTACCAGATGCTGTTATATTACCTGATGCTGATATATCACCTTTTATGCCAATACCGCCGGTTTGTGTTATTAATTTTTGATCACCTGCAAAATATAGCCCAGCCCATGTTTCTTCTGAATTAGTTTTTAAAAGAAGTTCACTATCTTTATCTAAGACCCTAAAGTTGATTCTATTACCCCCATTATTAACTGTAAGAGGAAAAGGGGTTGATGAATCTTTATCAAGAGTAATAAAAGGTAAGTTACCAGCATGAAGTTGAAGTTTATTATCTAAAAATTCAATATGAGTGTCTTTATCCCCTGTATGTCTTATATATCGTTCAACTAATACATCTCCATCCACATTAACACTACCAAATGAACCTGTTCCGCTTGCAGATATATCTCCTGAAGCTGATATGTGTCCTGCTGGACCATCTATAAAGACTGTAGAGCTCCCGAATTGAGCTTTATTACTAAATATAGTAGCACTAGAACTTATAGCTCCAGAAGCTGTAATTTCACCACTGTTTCCATCTATAGTAACAAAAGGAAGATTTCCTCCTCCACCGTTAATAAATTTAGCAGCGAAAATTGTACCTGATGCGCTTATATGGCTACCAGTTATAGCATAGTTTGCTCTAATTCCTGATCTACCGCTTTGTTGTGAAGGAGCTCCAATATTAATTACATTACTGGATAAAGAAAAGTCAGGTTTTTTACCTTCTGATTCGAATGTAATACCGGAATTAGCATTGTCAGCTTGAAGTATTATTTCATCTACAGCATATACGGTAGAAGCGCTTATATTGCTAACAACGTCAAGGGAATTTAGCGAAGCGTCAGATCCGCTTGTAATCAGTTTTTTCCAGTTTGGCATATCTTGTTCTATTATGGTTGGTTACTAGAAATTTTCTAGCCCACTTCCCTTCCGGGCCAATAATATCGTATAATATACGAATATATTTTATAAATAGCAAAAGGTCCCAAAGGACCTAATACCTACTTATCTAAAGTTTTTATATGATCACCTATCTTTCTAAAGATAGCATAAAACATTTCAAATTCTTCTCCTATATATTTAGCTGTTCTAAGTTTAGCTAATAAAAATTCTGATTCTTCTTTTGTTAAACCTTGGGGTTCTTTAACCTTAGGTTTAATTTTATCTATTAATCCCATAAATTATAACTTATTTAATTACTTATTATACGTATATAAAAATATCGTCGCTTGAATCAACTCTAATATTACCTCTATGATCTGCTTGTGCTGTTGCTGCTGCAGCTACAGTACCGTCGAATACACCTGCAACATAGTAACTTACTGCTGCAGAAGTAGCATCATGGCCGATACCATTAGAAATAGCTAATCTACCATCGTTACCATTATAATCACCATTCCAAATAAGAGCAGATCCTGAATTGGCAACTCCAGTTGAACCTCCGAATATAATACCTGATTCGTCTGTAGCAGTACTAGATCCAGAATTTAATAAAATAAATCTATCTTCTACGTTTAAGTTAGTAGTTTGAACTTGTGTTGTAGTACCTTGTATATTTAAGTCACCAGTTACTGTTAAATTTGTAAATCGAGGTGAATCTCCTGTCTGTACTCCTAAATCAATATCATTTCCATTAATTGTAATTGTACCTTGAGCTCCAGATGAAATAGAACCTGAGACTGTACCTGTTGGCAGTATTGCGTCAATATCACCAGTAGTAACTGTACCTAAAGTTGTAACATTAGTTGAACCTTGATAACCATCTTTAAGACCGTCTGGTGTTACTGCTCTAGCAGTATCAGTACCGGTTGTTGTTTCAGCAGTTGTAGCTAATTCTACAATTCCTTTTTGAGTAACTGAAGCGTCTTGAATTTGACTTGAACCAGATACTACACCAGAAGGTAATATTGCAGTAACATTACCTGAAGTTACTGTTCCTAAGGTTGTAAGAGTCCCAGTAGTAGAATTTATGTCTACTTGACCAGAACCTGATATAATTCCGTCTGTAATACTAAAAGTTAATGTATCGGTACCTGCATTACCTACAATGTCTAGTCCAGGGTTACTCCCGGTATTAAATTTTAACTGTCCGTTTGAGTTATTTGCAATAAGGTGTGTAGTCCCTATAGATGCTGTTACATATGCTGTTTGAGCTGTTACCGAAGTAAGATAACCTGCATCGTTAGTTAATTGAGAAACATTAGATCCAGATACTATTAATTTTTTCCACGTAGCCATAAATCAATAAAATTATAAGTTGTTTTAATATAAATATTAGTTAATTATAAAAACCCTAGATAGTATTCATTACTTGAACTAAAAAATAATCCTCCTTCGATTGCTGTAGGTGTAATCGATTGAGAAACCATTTTTAAAATACGTCCTGCTTCAATATCTTGTGAGGCTGTTACATTACCTGTTATATTGATACCTCCTGCAGCAGTTTCTAATTTTTGATTTCCAGCATGATATAGGTTAACTTTGAATGCTTCAGAATCAGTTTTTAGAAGAAGAGCACTATTCCTGTCCACGACTCTAAAATTAACTCTATTACCGCCATTATTAACTGTAAGAGGATAAGGAGCGGCATCATCTTTTTCTAAGCTTAAAAAATTAATACCGCCAGCATTAAGTCTTATCTGATCATCAGTAAAATTAATAAAAGTGTTATCGTCACCCTTATGTTTTATATATTGTCCGACAAATAAATCTCCATCTATATCAAATTCACCATCTATTTCAAAATTACCTTTTACCGATAGGGAACCAGTAGTAGTAAGAGAACCTGAAACAGTAAGAGAACCGGTCAAAAACTCTCCAGCATCAGGTAATTCATTTCTTATTTGTTCCCAAAATATTTGTGCCATTATATCTCAAATTTTCCTACAGCCATTATTTCCATTTCATCAGTTATAGCTACTACAGTATCGCTAGGAGCTACAAAATCTATTAAAACATTACTACCTTGTTGTGATATAGATGTTATTTCCGATGCTGGAGTTAGTATACCATTTATAAATACCTGGAAGTCGTCTATTTCCGGTGAAGGGAAGTTAGCAGGTGGTGTTGCTATAGTAACATTTTCAAACGTTATACTATTATTTCCAGTATTAATGCTAAAGCTTTGATTATTTGTGTCTATAATAGTAGTTAATGCTAGGTAAGCTCTTTCATCATCCGTTATACCACTTGATTGAATAGTAGTAGTACTAGTACCAGCAAAAGAATCGTAAAATCTACTTTTAGTTGCTTTAGATACCGGTGATCTAGCCGATATATCGAGTATTTCTTCAGTTCCTGATACTTCTAAACCGAATTTAATAGCTGATTTCGAGTAAAACTTGTTCATATTAGCTATAGACGTATTAATACTATCAGGTACTATATGTCCCATCATTTTTATTTCGAAAGATGTCTTTACTGTACGATCTTCACCTTGATTCATTTCAGTAGAAGTGCTATAACTGTCTATCATAGCTCTAAAATTGAATTTTTCAGGGTCTCCCCAGTAAGCATCAGAAGCAAAATTGATAGATTCTACTATTTTATTCATTTGCTCAACATATTCAGTGAAAACTATACAAGAGTAGGTAATATTGACGTAATCAGGAATTATTACCCCATATAATTCTTCAACTGGTTGTCTATTAGTAAGAGTAGAAAATTTATCGTAAATATTCTTTTTAGAATACTTTTTTTGAAATATAGAAAAATTATTAGGATTATTAGCATCTAATTTATTACCTAAACTCCTGTTTTTTTCTATAGAATCTCTTTTAAACATTATTAACGGTGTTTGTATCTTACCGTTTTTGTCACGATAAAAGCCGTCTTTTTGTACTGATTTCCATCTTTCAGGGGAGCCGTACAAGATAGGTACGTTTACTCTTTTACCATTACGGATAACTGAAGGTTTAATGACGTTATTAAAATAGTATACTATAGTTTCGTCGATATCTCTTAATCCTATATGAAATTGCTTAACATCATCACCTTTTACTGATCTATTGTATGCTCTATTTTTTTTTAAAACATCAGGAGTCGGTTGTTTAGCAGAATTATTGTAAGTCTTAATAGAGTCTTGCGATAATTGTGATTGTCTCTTAGGTAATATTCTAGTTTTTTTAGCCATATCTTATCTTACTCTTGTTAATCCTACTTTTTCAGCTCTAGTTAAGTGACAATCTACTATAATAGATACAGAAGATCCAAATTTGCTCCCATAATTAGTTAAATTGTAACTATTATCCCTACCTACAAATAACTGGTTCTCTCTTACTGTATCTACTTCATAGTAATCTTCATGCCAAAGTACTATATCCCCTACTTCAGGAACAGTTTTTGCATCTACTAAATCTTGTCTGATAAATGCAAATGATGCTTCTCTCATCAAATCAGGACCGAATTCATCAACATTTATAACTTGATCTCCTCTTGTAATGAAGCAATTCAATTTGATAGGATCTAAAAATACTTTATCAGTAGCTTCTCCATAAATATTAGCTTGAGTATTTTCCAAAGAAAGTTTATAGTAGCCTATTTCTTGTTCTACTATATCTTTTAAAAGTTCTCTACCTATTCGTGTAAGAACATTAAAATCTTTTTGACTTCCAAATAACATATGTTACTTTTTCTTTTCAATTGTTTTTTCAGCAACCTCTATTTTTTTAACTTCAGGTATTCTTTGAACTGAGGTTTGTTTAAACGAAGCAAAAGCTTCACTAGCTGTTTTAGTAGTTAAAATTTTAACTTTCATTACAGCAGTATTATTATTTGAATCGTGCGATACCTGTCCTATAGTTAAAACACCTGGTATAGCTCTAAGCATTTCACCTATATCTTGAACTGTTACGTCTTCCGAATGGCCTATTCTTACCATTGCTTGGTAAATAGAAAATTGTATTTCTGATATTAATTTTAATATTTTCATTATCCTATATAAATGTGCATTGGTACCCCAGCCATAGCATCGTTAATATACTTCGTTTGAGTTGCGGCAAGTTCTAATTGATTAGTCATAGAAGCTGTTTGCATCGTAGCTTTTAAATCTTCTACTAAAAATACTTTTTCATCTCTAGCATCAGCTAATAAATCTGCGGCGTTCATTGTAACTTCTGAACCTGGTACAGGTACTGTCTGGTACTTACCTCTAACGTATGCAAGCATTTCTTTTGCAGTTGCTGCTGCGTATTTATAAATCCACTGTCTACCTATAGCATTAATTTCTGAATAAACTAAATTTTGAGCGTTTACGTTAGAAATATTAGTAGAAAATCCTGTTGAAGAAGTACCTCCCCCTGTACCTGATATTGAACCTTGAGAACTTGCTTCAGCATCAAAATCAATACCATCGCTTTCGTCATAAGATTTTTCAGCAGTTCTATAATACTGTACTTTTAGTTTACCATTTGTTTTAGGAACTGGAAATATTCTTAATTTATTATTATTTATTTCAAAAGTATATGCTGATCTCCTAATTTGATCGTTAAATTCTATAGCTTGCACTTTTAACATATCGTAAGATGCAGGCATTAGTAAAAAGTTTACGCCAGGACTAAAAGAACCGAAATCAAAAGCGTCCATTAAAGATTGTATACCTGTTCCGGTACCAGCGTATGGATCGAAATATCTTAATATAGATGGAGGAGCTTCGTAAAATATTTTTCTTATTTCTATATCACCATCTCCTATTAGTGCTTCTAAATCATATTCTTGTTGATTTTGTACTAAGTCTATTAGTGCACTTTTAAGGTCAGTATCTCCCCCTACTCCTGCTTCCATACCGTATTGTTTACTAGCTCGTATAACACTTCTTAAGCTTGGTCTAAATAAAGTTTTATTTACTGCTTCGCCCGATGCTCCACCACCAACTTGACTTGAAATACTTTCAGCAGCTATTGCTTCGATTATTTCTTTACCGTATGCAGTAACAGCCTCTTCGAAAGCTGTATAAAAATTTCTTTCAGTAAGTTCGACATCTAGAACAGGAAATCCTAATTTTTCAGCTATATATCTAGCTACTTTAGGTGCATCCTCTTGAAAAGCTAAATCGTCATCGTAAAAACCGAAAGGAGTCGATTCTCCAGCTACGAAGTTAGTACTACCGTCCCAAATTGCAATATCAGCCATATTATTTTATTTTAGGTTAAAGCTATAAAATAACCAACAGTAGCATCAGGATCTATTGGAGATGCTTTGATAGATCTTAAATCTCCATATAAAAATCCGTCATTGAAAGTTTCACTAACGAACTCTGAGCTAAAAATAAAGCTACCGCTACCGGTTACTAAAAAATTTAACTCACCAGTAGAACCACTAACTTGTAAGTTAATTGAACTACTTGCAAAATTAGTTACTCTAGCATACTTAATGCTACTTGATACAAACTGACCAGCTCCTGGTAGGCTATCTACGTTAATTAATTCTGTTGAAGAACCTGAAGGTATATTCATTACTCTAGAGTCTGCATGATTGATACCGGGAATACGTATTTCTACGTTAGTACCTCTTTCAACTCCATTAAGTTTAACTCTTTCTCTTATAAAGTAAGTAAAATTGGCCATGTTGATATAGTTTATTTATAAATAGCTATTAATCCCTGAAGGTTTTATATACCTCTAATATAGGTGCAACTATTTGATGTCTATGATTATACTCTAGAGAAGCTGTTTTAAATCCTGCGACATTTTCCTCTAATCTTGCTAAAAATGAAAAACCAGTATCTCTTTTATTTTTAAGATCAATTTGAGCTAGATCTCCGCATATTACCATTTTAGAACCTTGACCTAATCTTCCTATAACTGTTTCCATTTGGCTATGTGTTACGTTTTGAGCTTCATCGACTATAACAAAAGAATTGACAAAAGTACGCCCTCTCATAAAAGCAAAAGGCACTATTTCTATACTACCATTTTCTATCTCTTTTCGAACTTTTGCTTCGTTATAAAGCATAAATAAGTTATGATAAATTGGTGCTAACCATGGATCCATTTTTTCTCTTATATCTCCTGGTAAGAATCCTATTTCTTCTTTAGCTACTGTTGGTCTTGTTATAATAACCTTATCTACTTGTTTAGTAAATAACATATCTAAAGCAACTTGAGTAGCAACTAAAGTCTTTCCTGATCCAGCCATACCTTTAAGCATAGTTATAGGATTTTCAAATATTAAAGCTTTAGCTTTTTTCTGTTCTTCGTTAAGTTGTATATTAAATTTGATTGGTCTTTTCGGTCTTCTTTTTTGAACGAACACGTCGTCGTTGTGATGGTTTGAAGGCATATATAAAACGTTTTAGTTTGTATATATAAATATCAGAAAAATAAAGTATATAAACAAAAAAAAAGAGGCCCGAAGGCCTCTCTTAATTTAATGTATCAACTAATTAAATAGTAGTTACTCCGTTAACGAAGATTCTACCATAGAATTCTGGTCTAATCATCTTCTTAGCATAACGAGTCATGATACCTTTTCTTGGTGTAAAGGTATTTGGATCGTATACTAGAGGAGTCATCATTAATGGAATATATGGGCAATAAGCAGCACCTGTTTCTAAGAACTGAGAACCTCTATATCCCATAAGGATTGTGTTTTCAGTCATATAAGGGTTCTTATATACTTTATATCTTCCGTTAAACTGACCTATTCTCTGTACTCCGAAAGCGTAGTCCATTTTGTCTCCTGGATCTCCAGCTGCATATCCTGGAATAGATTCTAGGATAGTAGAAACTGTTGGAGATACAACTAAGAAGTTAGCTCCACCTCTAAGAGTTTTTTGGTGAATCTTGTTAGATACTTTTTGGATTTTAGTTCCTAAAGTTTGGAACCACTGTCCTTGAGTATTATAAAATCCTCCATCATTTATTCCATTACGTACCCAGCCACCATTAGTTGTAGTACCTTGCCATACTTCGTTAGATACTGCTGACCATCTTTCAGTCGTTACAGCTCCTGTGATTAACATATCTAAGATTTCTAAATCGATCTCCATAGAGATATATTCACTTAATAAAGAAGTTAACTCAGCCTCAGCATCAATACTGTGGTAAGCGTTAAGATCTTGAGCAAATTCTGGAGTCCACTGTGCTTTTAACTTTCTAGTTTTAGCTACAATTGCTTCAGATGCTAGTTCTACATTTACTTCTGGGATTACTATACTTCCGCCTGGATTATCTTCAAAGTCACCTCTTGCATTATCAGTAGGTTGTACTGCGTGAGTAATTTTTAATGCAGTCTGCTTATTAATATGTCCAGCTGATGCACCTCCACTTACGCCTGCAGCTCCAGCTACGACTAAGAAAGAAACTGTATTAGTATCTTTATTTACAGAAGTAAATCTAGGGAAGAAAGTAGTAATATCTTCTCCACTATCGTTTGTTCCTTCAATTTTCCAAGCTCTAACAGCATCTAAATCTGGATTAGTAAAATCAGTTGATAATACGTCTAATCTAAATAATCTAGTTTCATAAGAGTTAGCCATAATAGAAGCAGAATAGAATCCTATATCGTATCCGTATTCATGCTCGTCTGTTACTGCAACAGAAGATGTAGTAAACTTACCAGTAGATAAAGTAGTGGTAGATAAACTATCAGCTGCAAATG